TATTTCAAGGAGACAAAAAATTAATTACACATTATAACGTTGTCTCTGATTCAACAGGAAACACAACTAAAATAGTTGATGTTTCTGCGTTAACATCAAGCAATGGTAAAACTTGCAAAACTGTAAGATTAAACAAAGTACACTTTAATGTTTCAGTAACGGCACCGGTAGATGCAATTAGAATGTTATGGGATGCAACAACAGATGTTGTATTTCAAACTTTAGCAGGTGAAATGGAATATGATTATTCATCATTTGGTGGATTAAAAAATACTGAAGCTAGTGGATTTACTGGAGATGTTAATATAACATTACCAGCTTGTTCAAATGGAGATAGCGCTACAGTTGTTTGTGAATGGATTAAAGTTTACGAATCGTAGGAGTTTAAATGGCTAATACTACTTCGGGAACAGCGACGTTCGACAAAACTTTTGCTATTGATGAGATTATAGAAGAAGCTTTTGAGAGAATAGGACAGCGAAATGTTGCTGGTTACCAACTAAAAAACGCTAGAAGAACATTAAATATATTGTTTCAAGAATGGGGCAATAGAGGTATTCACTATTGGGAAGTGGATGAGCTTAATATGGATTTGATTGAAGGACAGTCAGATTATGATTTTTTTAGATCTAGCGATGATGGCACAAGTGCTGTCTCTACGCCAGCAAACGTGTTTGGAATGTCCGATGTCCTTGAAGCACAGTTGAGGTCTAACAGAACTCAGACAACACAATCAGATAGTCCGATGACAAAAGTGGATAGATCTACTTATGCAGGATTCTCAAATAAATTATCAAAAGGTACACCTAACCAATATTGGGTAGAAAGATTTATTGACAAAGTTAGAATTCATATTTATCCAACACCCGACTCAACTAATGCATCTAAAGATATGCATTTTTATTACATAAAAAGAATACAAGATATAGGTGATTACACAAATGCAACTGACGTTCCATTTAGATTTGTACCTTGTATGGTATCAGGATTGGCATATTATTTATCCATGAAATATATGCCACAAATGACTCAAGCAACAAAATTAATTTATGAGGATGAGTTTGCAAGAGCGTTAGCAGAGGATGGTTCTGCATCTAGCACTCACATAACACCAAAAGCATATTACCCAGGATCATAATGGC